TACCGCTGCCGCTGCTATTGCAGCCCTTCAGGAGGCGGGCAACAAGGCCAGCCGCGACATGATCGCTGCTGCGTACCGCGCCTACGTCAATATCTCCGAGCTCGTGATCGAGCTTATGAGGCAGTTCTACGACGAGGCACGCGCCTTCCGCATTATGGCACCGAACGGAACCGGCGATTACCAGTTCGTGAACGTGGACAATTCCAAGATCAAAGACCAGCCCATTGGGCAGGACCCGGCAACCGGCGCTCTGCTCTACCGCAGGCCGGTATTCGATCTGAAGATCAAGGCACAGAAGAAGAACCCGTTCTCCCGCATGGAGCAGAATGAGCTGGCGAAAGAGCTTTACAGTCTGGGCTTCTTCAATCCGAACAAGGCGCAGGAGGCATCCATCGCCATTGATCTCATGGAGTTTGAGGGCGTAGATCAGATCAAAGAGAAAATCAATCAGGGACAGACCCTTCTCAACCTCTGCCAGCAGCTTCAGCAGGAGAATATGGTTCTCAAAGCGCTTGTGCAGGGCCTTACCGGGAAGCCTGTCACCGGCGGCATAGGAGCCGCTAATCCGGCCGCTGCGGGCGGAAATGCTCCCGGAGGCATAATTCCTCAAGGCAGCGGAAATGGCGCGTCAGCGGGGCTTGCAAGTGGCATTATGCAGGCGCAAACACCCATGACCGGCTACGGCCAGCGACTTGCACAGCGCAGCACGCCGAACGCGGAGACGAAGAGTAACGCGGCGAACCCCGGAGGCAGATCATGACGAAGGTGTATTTAGAGCGCGACGGCGATCGGTACACCGTGGCGTGCAAAGATCATGCTACCGGCAGCGAGGCGGTATGTGCTGCCGTCTCCACCCTCTGCTATACTCTCGCCGGATATCTGCACAATATCCCCTGCGAGATCGAAAAGGAAGAGCTGAAGATGGGCGATGCACGCATCATTTTCTACGGCAGAAGTGAACCTGCGCGGGCGGGCTTTGATATGGCATGCGTCGGTTTTTTGCAGCTTGCAGCCAGCTATCCGGAGTATGTTTCGGCAGAAATTCAAGAAATCGAATAATTTTCTCAGATCTTTGAGCGAAATAATCTGTTTCGCTTGCTACGATGAAGATGTCATTCCTGCTACACCGTAAAATCGAGGCTTCGGAAGGCGTGAAATATCGCCTTCCGGGCTCCGGTGTAGAGGCAATAACCGGCGCACGGAGCCGTTAAGTCCGCGAGAAAGAGAGGAAAACTCTATGAAACACTTGCTGAAGATCAACCTGCACCTGTTTGAAGGCGGCGCAGCCGGCGGAGACGGTGCGGGCGCAGGCGCGGCAGCTCCTGCTGGCAGCACACAGGGCGATACCAACAATAATCCCGGTTCCACCCGCCGGGGCAAATCGGGCGAATACGCAAACGTTGTATTCGGTAAGCAGACCGGCGCGGCAGCTTCCGGCGTTACCAATGCAGCAGACCCGTCGCAGGCCGCCGCTGCTGACAACAATACTGGCGTACAGGTTACGTCAAACACTCTGGACGAGAGGCGTAGGGCCTTTCAGGAGCTCGTGAACGGCGAGTACAAGGATATCTATACCGAAGAGACGCAACGCATGATCAACCGGCGCTTCAAGGAGACCGCCAATCTTCAGGCCCGCGTCGATGAGACGCAGCCGCTTGTGGATATGCTCATGCAGCGCTACGGAATCAAGGACGGCAACATGAAAAGCCTCATAGCAGCTGTCGATAACGACGACGCTTATTGGAGCGAAGCCGCAGATGAGGCCGGTATGTCCGTCGATCAGTACAAGAAGTTCCAGAAGCTCCAGCGCGAGAACGAAGAGTTCAAGCGTTCCGAAGAAGCCAAGCGCGGTGCACAGTTCGTGCAGGCGCAGACGCAGAAGTGGTACAAGGAAGCGGAAGCTGTCAAGGCCAAGTTCCCCGGTTTCGACTTCGGCACAGAGCTTAAAAACCCCGCGTTTATCTCCATGCTTAAGTCCGGCACCCCTGTCGAGCACGCCTATAAGGTGCTGCACTTCGACGAGCTTGTAGGCAATGCCGTCAATGTGACCGCTGCGCAGACGCAGCAGGCTGTTGTCGCCAACGTCCGGGCACGCGGCGCAAGGCCGCAGGAGAACGGAACGGCTGCCCAGAGTGCGTTCACTGTCAAGGACGATGTTCATAAGCTGTCCAAGAAGGACCGCGCAGAGATCGCCCGCAGAGTTGCACGAGGAGAAAAGATCAGCTTTTAAGCCCTCAATGCTCCCCGTGTAGAAACATCACGAAGGGAGATTACAGACCATGAAGAAATTTTATCTGTTGAGCATGATGCTCAACCTCTTCGCCGGTAACACCAACGTCACCACCGACACCGGTCTTTCCGACGAAATGAAAACCTATTACTCTGACTATCTGATCGACCTTGCCGAGCCTGAGCTCGTGCACGATCAGTTCGGCCAGAAGCACCCCATCCCCAAGAACGGGGGCAAGATCATCGAGTTCCGCAAGTACAGCCCGCTGCCGAAGGCGCTCACCCCTCTCACTGAAGGCGTGACCCCGAACGGCCAGAAGCTGACCATGAGCGTGATCACCGCGACCGTCGCTCAGTACGGCGGCTTCGTGGAGCTCTCTGATATCCTGCTCCTGACCGCCATCGACAACAACCTCGTTCAGGCAACCGAGCTGCTCGCTTCTCAGGCTGGCAGAACTCTGGACACCATCACCCGCGAGGTCCTCAACGGCGGCACCAACGTTCTCTACGCCAACGGCAAGCTGGCCAGAAATCAGCTCGTAGGCGGCAGCGCCACCGCATCCAACAACGATTATCTGACCGTTGACGAGGTGCGCAAGGCTGTTCGTGCGCTGAAGGTGCAGAACGCGCAGAAGATCAACGGCTACTACGTCGGCATCATCCACCCGGACTGCGCTTATGACCTCATGAACGACCCGAAGTGGGTTAACGTCAAGACCTACTCCGACCCGGAGGGTATCTACGAGGGCGAGATCGGCAAGATCGAGGGCGTCCGTTTCGTAGAGACCAGCGAGGCGAAGATCTTCGCAGGCGCTGGCTCTTCCAGCAGAGACGTATACAGCACCCTCATTCTCGGCGCAAATGCCTACGGCGTGACCGAGCTCTCCGGCGGCGGCCTCCAGCACATCGTAAAGCAGCTCGGTTCTGCCGGTACTGCTGACCCGCTCAACCAGAGAGCGACCGCAGGCTGGAAGGCCACAAAGGTTGCGGAGCGCCTTGTGGAGCAGTACATGATCCGCATCGAGAGCGCATCCACCTTCGCGGCTGGCGCGAACTAATACGCTTCTCACTTGAGCATTGGCCGCCTCTCGGCATCGTCTGACTGGCGGCCAATTACAAAAACAGGAGGTAATGACATGGCAAAAGCCAAAGTGACCGAAGAAGAAAAGGTCGTTGCTGAAGAAGTGATCGCTGAACAGGAAGCTCAAAAGGAGCTTACCGAAGAGGAAACGAAGGCTGCTGAAGATGCTTATCTGAAGGAGCTCGTTCCGTTCTATGCGTTCAAGGACAACGACAAGTACAAAGACGATATCATGGTTGGCGTGAACGGCAAGATGTTCCAGATTCAGCGCGGCGAGGAAGTCATGATTCCCCGCTATGTTCGCAACGTGATCGAACAGAGCATGGCGCAGGACGCGAACACCGCGAAGCTCATCGAAAGACAGTCCAGCGAGTTTGCTGCCGAGGCAAGGAGCCGCAACGTCTGATCTTCTTCAAAACAGAATACCTACCGCGAGACTTTATGTCAGTTAAAAGCAGTTACGACACGGCGTAGCAGGCCGGGAGGCTATCCCCTCTCGCTTGCTGCGCCGTTTCTCTTAAAGAAAGGACATCATTTATGGGAGCAAGAATAATACCCGTAACAGTCGAAAACGACTACATGATCGGTGCGGGCGTTCCTATCGGCTCCGCTGGCAGTGCTAAAGATGTGTCTTTGCAAATCACGTTCGGTAACAGCTGGGATGGCTACGAGAAGCGCATCAACTGGGTAGACAGTCACGGCGAGAACGCTACGCTTACGCTTCTCACGGACAATCTCCTTGAAAGCGGCTCCGACAATGTTTATATCGTGCCGGTCCCGGCAGGCCCCAAGACCTATCAGGGAAACATGATGGTTACCGTGCAGGGCTACATGATCAGCGGCGGCAGCATCGAGCAGGTACAAGTGTCCACAACGGCATATTTCAAGGTGCTCCCTTCTGACTGGAAGCTTGACGACGATGAAAGCATCGACCCCACCGTAGCGCAGCAGCTTCAGGCTGCTATCGACAGCAAACAGGATATCCTCACATTCGATGATATGCCGACTTTCGGCAGCAATAATCCGGTCAAAAGCGGAGGCGTCTTCAACGCTCTGGCTTTGGAAGTGGCCGAAAGGAATACCGCCATAGAAAATGCCATAAGCGCTGCGATCAGCGGCGGCAGCATCTTTATCGCCACGCAGAACGAGACGAGCTACGCGGACGTTATAGCCGCGAAGAACGCCGGGAAAACGGTATTTGCAAGGGCGACAGACGGCAGCATCTACGCCTACTGCGGAATGCTTGCGCAGGTGATCCTGTTCACGAAGATATGTACGCTCAACGCACTCATTTCAGCAAGCATAACGGTGTGTGACCTCTGGCTTCAGGACAACGACACGTGGTACGCGCATGAGGCCGCAATCGCTCCGCTCAATTCTCCGGCACTTACCGGCACGCCGACGGCACCGACAGCGGCATCAGGAACCAGCACGGAACAGATCGCCACCACAGGCTTTGTCCGGCAGGAGATCGACGGCGAGCTTGACCGTCTGGGCGTAAGCATTGTTGACGGCGCACTGTGCCAGACCTACAGCAGCTGAAAGGAAGGAGGATAAGATGATCAGCCTTATTGCAAATAAGAATATCCAGTATAACGACGTCTACGTTTGCCTGTCTACCGACACGAAAGAGGAAGAAGGCTACGGCAACGGCGACGTCATGCTTGAAATGGACACCAGCAAGATGTTCATGTTCAACGAAGACGGCAGCGCCGGCAGCAAGTGGATAGAGCTCGTTATCGAGGACGAAAGCGAGGTGTAAGCGCATGGAGTTTTTAGCATATATCGCATACCTGCTGGCATCTCGCGCCAAAACGAGGATTGCAGCCGTCAATGCGGACCTGCAAGCCCTTAAAAGGCGTATCGCAGACCCCGGATACCTCGAAGTCGTAGAGCTCGGTTTTACCATTGAAAGCGGCATTCTTTGCCAGATCATTCAGGGCGAAGTCGTAGACCCCGGTTATGAAGACCTTGAAGAACTCGGTTTCAGTATTGTAGACGGCAGCCTCTGCCAAGTCTACCCAGCATAAAGGAGGAAAAACATGAGTAACATCACAAAGCCCATTGTCCTGAACGAGACTTTCGCCTCGAAGATGGACACCGCGAACGGTCATGCGAACACTCAGGCGACGAACCTCGGAACCATCGGAACCAACGTCGCCGCGCAGACCGCCGCGCTGAACACGAAGCTTCAGGCGCTCAATGAGCTTCTCGAAGCAAAGAACCATCTGGACGCGCACAGAAATACCGCGCTCGACCTGCTCTCCGCTGACGCGAGGGCTGCTGTTCTCACAGACTTTGATACTCTGGTAGCGCTCATCCAGAACAATGAGCTCTCCGAAATCATGGACTACGGAGATCAGATCGCGCCTGCATGGGCAGACGGCGAGACCAACTATACCCCCGAGTTCAACCTCGTGCACTTTGAGGACGCTATCCTCGAAGATCAGGAGAGCATCCCTGTCGCCATCTTCGAGATGGACAAGGTGCTTCCATTCGGCACGCAGTTCGACGCACCGGAGGCGATCTACTACTTCGCGGGCACCGAAGCGGCAGGCACCTATCATATCGGCATCGGCAGCGCCTACGGCGACGGTTGGGCTGTCACGAAGAGCATCCAGTTCACGCTGAACGTCGCTCCGGCTGAAGGCGACCAGCTCGTTATCGACTGCGGCACGGCTAACGCCAACGACCCGACCAACGGCAGGACGTGGAACCTCTACGCGAAGGGTAGCACCGTAAGCAAGGACACCGGAACCACCTCCAACGGCACCGGAGGCACCAGCCTCGGCACTACCTCCACCGTAAACGCTCACACCGTAAACGGCAGAGTAAATGCTATTTCCCGCGTAGTCTACGGCTACGGACGCTGGAGCCAGTCCGGCATCAGGCAGTACCTCAACAGCGCTGCGGCTGCCGGAGCGTGGTGGACCCCGCAGAACGACTGGGATAGACCGCACGCTCTCGCTGCCACGAAGGCAGGCTTCCTCGCCGGTCTCGATGCAGGCGTCGCCTCTCACAT